CTTGCTCAGGGGTAAGTGATCTCTGAGATGCCATCCTCGCGTCTATCCGGGCCTGAAGCGCGTCGTTGATTTCACGCAGCGACGCCCCTGTTGGCAAGCCACTCTGAGACGTGCCGAAGAGGCCCGCTGCTATCGGTGCTAGCACGGCGTTGCGCTCTATCTCAGGGTCAATGGAAGGCTGCGGCTGCGCTGTGGCTACCTGTGATTCCTGCAGCGCGAACGTATCAGCCTCTTGCGCCAAAAAGTTAGCAAACTTCTCGGGATCACGAACAACAGGATTTAAGCCAGGGTAGATTTTCTCCGCGGCCTCATCGAGAGTTCGCCTCAATTCCTGAACCACGTTACTGCCTCAGTAAGAATCTAGCGGGTGCCTGGAACCTTGCTCTGCCGGTGGCGGTAGGGTCGCCGAAGGCTTGCTCTTTATTGAAGTTGAAGTTCTTTTCTAGGAAGTCGTTGAACTGCAAAGCACCAGTCCCGCCGCTGCGAATGTCGCGACCGACTTCCCCGCGGAATAGGTCAGAGAATCGATTGAACAAACTTCCACCGAATCTCTGCTGACTCTGTGACAGATTCTTGGGCAGAAACGAGTGGAATAATGCTTGAGGATCAGTCTCTAAATCTTCCAGAAAGTTGTTGTTTTGGTTCTCAGGCATTGTGTTATCGAACCGTCGCATTGAGTCCCAGCCTGTCTAGGCCAAGTCTGTTACGCAGGAACTCCGCAAAGTTCCCCATCTCTGTCCCCTCCCGCTGTCCCTGAAGGAAGTCTGACTCAAGATCCTGCGCCCCGCGGAATCTTATATTCACAAGTGGTGAGAATCTTGATCGCTGGAAATTGGTAGCCGCGTTGCTAAGAAGGGTGCGGTTGTCCTGCTGGCCTTCTAGTCCGCCCCTAAGCGGGTCGTCGAGGCTCAGTGAACTAGCATCTAGCCCCATTGCCTGCTGAAGGGCGCTTCTCAAAGCCTGCCGCCCGCCGCCGCCCTGAGCGCTCTGTCGGCTAAGGAAGTCCTCAAACTGGCTTTCGGGATCCTCTCCCAAAGAGGCCGGGTCGGTGATTTGGGAAAGAGCAAAGGCATCATCAAAACGCCCCTGTCGGCCTTCTGCAGTCTCCCTTCGGAAACTTCTACCGGGGGCAATGCCGCTTCGGGTAAGGAACTCCCCGAAAGTCGCTCTTCTGCCTGCCGTCCCCTTAGTCTCAATGGAGTTCCCTGAATCGGTCGTATTGACTGCGGGAGTTATCCAGTTAGGGGAGATATCCCGATTCTCCGTGTTTACCCCGCCCGCTGAGTTCTCCGTATTGACTTGTTCCGCTAGGCCGTGAGCTTCAAGCCACCCTTCTCCAACGCCGGGGATAAGGCGCAGAACTGCGTCCCAGGCTCGCTCGCCGGGATTCGACTCAATGAGTCGTACCGAGTCCTCTCCGGTTTCTTTGTTCTTTATTCGAACTCTAATCAGTGCCATTACTTATACTCCTTACGGTAATTCTAGCCCAATTTCCGCTGCACGTTGGCGGATAGCATTTAGCTGATTACCGGGGTTGGGGTTTGGGCCGCCTTCACCAAGCGGCGTTCCGCTCAGTGGTGCGGTTTCAGGCCTCAACCCTGCGGTCGGCCTGCTTGGTGTGCCTTGGTTGGCTCCACCCTGTCCACCAGAAGGTTGCGCTCCTGCTCTTGCTGGTGGCGTTCCGCCCGTAGACGTAGCCACCGAACTATCGGCGTTTGGGTCGCCGTTCATCGCTTGGAAGAATGCGAATTCCTGTGCAAACTTCTGCATCTCACGCTCGCGCTCCAGTGTCTCAATCTCTTGAAGTATCTGATGCGCTGCATTCTGGTCGCCTTCCTTCCACGCTGCCTCAAGGCTCACGGCGAGTTTGAGGAGTGGCGAGATGTTTCCAGCTTGCTCTGCGTAAATACGTTGCTTTTCGAGCAATGAATCCTGTGTTTGAAGAATCTCATCCTGGACAGTCTTCCATGAGTGAAGAGGAAGTCCAGAAACGGGGTCCGCTTGGCGTGCGAGAGTAGCAAGTTGCCACTTCTCCTGCCTGTCTTCGGGCAGTTCTGCGGTCAATTTCACGGTAATACGACCGTGGCCCTCAATATCTTGCTGTTCAATGGGGCGGTCGAATGGCTGACGGTCGAATGTACGGCCGCGAACCTCTATTGCGGGGAATCCCAACTCGAATTGGGCGATCATATTCTCCAAACAGCCCTGAAGAACTGACTCTACAGCGACGATGCGCGGGATGACTCGCTCGCCCATGTTCGACCGAAGCATTTGAAGCGCACGACCCGACTCCGCGCCTTGAAGTATTCCAAAAGCGGCTGGCGGTAATGTGCCATCGCTTTCGTCGTCTGTAATGATTCCGAGTAGTACCTGAGCATCCCGCGAGAGTTGCGGTACTTCGAGCAGCGTAACGTCCTCTTGGTTGAGGGTACTGACCTTGACCACATCGCCCTTCTCCAGTTCATCGGGGAGGCCTTTTGTGCCATCTGCGGACTGAACCTTCTTTATCCCCTGCGCTGCGAGGGCAGTTAGTTGCATGGCGTAAGTGGTAATACGATTCTTGAACTCAGCGGTAGCCCGAATCGGAGCGAAGATAGACTCCCCAAAATCCCTAATCCCTTCAATTACTCGGGACTGATCGCCTGACTGAATATCAAAATTGGCAACCATTGGGTTCGAGCCAACTGCACGAGCAACAATCGGGAACTCGACAGCGAGAGTGTCGGTTGGAGTCTTCGCAAACTGGTCATCGACGACGACTGCGTTCATGTATATCTTGCGGCCTGTTTCTGGCTCCGTCTCCCAGAAATAGTAGTCAATCACACGAGAGCGATTAGTTTCATTCTCGTCTGAAGCGTCGTTGAAACTGAACCCCGGATACTCATCTTTTATCATCGCGCGGGTGCGCTGCGTCACAATCCCCGCCCATAGGGGGCCGTCTGCGCCGAACTCTATAATCAGATGCCGTGGGTCGATGGGCTTTATATCTACTTCTGTCTTCCCCATTGGGGAGATAGTCAAAATCCCCCTAGCGGCAACCCAGCCACCGCGAACTGTAGCGTTCCACGCTAATTGATCTTGAAGTGGTGCTTCGCCACGCTTGACGAGCCTATCGTTGGCCGCTTCTATAATGCCGATGGCTAGACGTTCTGCGTTGTTATTCGCCTCGGCGGCTTCTTCCATAGAGGCATCGTTATCTACGCGTATGAGTCGCTTGGCGGATGCGACTAATGAGACGATCTTATCTGCCACGTTCCGAGGCGTATTCGACGTATATGCGTCTTCCTGCGCGATACCTTCATTTATATTTGGTTTGAAGGGGTCGAGTCGCCACATGGAATAGTCGGAGTCCATGCGTGAGTGAAGAGGCGAAATAGCCTGCCGCCGATTCTCCACTCGCTCTTTGATTCGATGAATCAGTTGAGCGTGGAATTGACGCATATCCTCGGGGATTTCAAGAGATGACTGGTCCGCGGGGGCCGAGTCATGTGGGCGCCCGCTATCAAAACCCCTGGCTTCGTCAAGGCGAGAAACTGTCGTCATGGCTTCTGTATGTTACCTTTTCCTGCGTTTCTGAACACTAATGTCGGGACTTGAACTATTCAACCCTACTGGTCCGCGGATCTGCATGAACAAGTATGTGAGTGCTTTGATTCCGTCACAGTATTCGTCTCTCGGAGTCTTGGAAGCGACATTGCCCTCACGGTCCGTCTGCCACGAGTACACATGCACCATTCCGTCGTCAGGACTTGGTGCGCCGCCGAGTTCGGAGATCACCCCTCTTGCACTTGGGTCGAAGACTAGAAGTGGTTCGTGGCATGTGTGACAGGGCTTTAGCATTGTCTCAAAGCGATCAATACCAGGTCGGATATTTATCTTCTGCCCGAAGAGTATCAGACCGGTCTTCCGATACCAGAGTTCCGTGTTTGACTCCATTGCACCGGCATGAGCGGCTCCGGCGATGTCGATTACACCTGTTTTGCCTTTGTTAGGCCACCACTCCATGCCGATTGCTTTATCGACAATCTGTTCTGCAATCATCCCGCGCTCGAATATTTCGTGCGTCACCCACCAGTGGTCGGTTGAGCAATCTAGGTATCGTCTCTGGACGACTTCAACTGCGTAATGAGAGGAAGCACCGGAGTATCCGGGGTCCATTCCGATATAGATTGGTGCGTCAGGGTCGTATGTAGTCTTCTGAATATGGATAGTCGGGTCAAAACTTTGATGTACGCGTCCTGATGGAGGCGAAGGGATTGCGAGTACGCGCTCTTTGTATGCCGCATCAGGCAATTCATCCTTTAACTGCATCAGGATTTCGTCTTCCATCCCGCCCTTATAGACGAAGATGTTCGATCCCGAAGGCAGCGACATACTACTGACGTTCTGGCCTTCTTGAACCGCTGTAGATCTCCATTGGCTCCATATAGTTGGGAGCCAGCCAACGGACCCCTCGAACGTAGACCCCATGATAATCGCGCCGTAGCCGGGGAACTGGCTTCTCGCACGCGCTACCCGTGACGTGATCCTGAGATATGCGTCGTATGAGAGCAGTGAGGCCTCCCCAACCAGGACCGCTACGGGGGATTCAGAGCGCAAAGTGTTCGCATCGTTAGCCGAGCGGGTCTTGATGATGAACGACCCCCCTGATGGCAATGTGATAACTATCTCGCCGGGGTCAACTCGCTTAGATACCTTGACAGGGAAGGGGAGATATCCTGTCCAGAGGCCAACATTCTCGTACTCAACGCGGGTGAGTTCATAGGAATCAGCAACTATCCACGCTACTTCACCATCAGCCCTGTCTCCGTACTCCCCAATGAACGCAAGAATCGCATCCTCGAAGTCCATAGAGGTACTTTCCGATTTGCCAGATTGCTCCCCCCCGCTGGCGAACTTCGTCATGTGATCGTCGTGGATCACGTCTTCCTGGTACACATATGGAGCAGGAAGAACCGGCCCCAACGCCTTCCCGCACGAGTGGCAGGATATCCCCGTGGGTATCCAGCCACACCCGGAGTGCCCCACCGGGTCTGAGTCAGGAAGCTGCTTCCAGAACTCCT